AACGCCGAGAGTATCTTCGTTCAAGAAAAGTACCTGATGACTATCCTATAATGGTACAGCTTCATGAAGAGAGATCATGGAAAAATCGACCTGGTGTGATTATTCCATTCACGCACAATGATCAAATAGTAGGGTACACTCAGAGATTCTTAGATGATCGCCGCCCTAAGTATGTGACTGATAGCCAACCGGGCTATGTGTTTGGCACAGACTTGCAGCACTCAGACTGGACTCGTGTGATTGTGGTAGAAGGTATATTTGATGCGTTATGTATTGGTGGGCTTGCGGTGATGCACAGCACCATATCAGATGAGCAAGCACGGTTAATTCGCAGTCTAGGCAAGGAGATCACAGTGGTGCCAGATCAAGACTCCCCAGGAATGGAACTGGTAGATCGTGCTGTGGAACTGGGATGGGCAGTGAGCATGCCACCTTGGCCTGATGACATCAAAGATGTCAATGACAGTGTGGTTCGTTATGGTAAGTTGGCAACTCTGCTAACTATATTTGAAAATCGTGAAACCAGCCGAATCAAAATAGAACTAAGGAAGAAAAATCTTGTTAAAAAACTTCAACAGTAAATCTTCACAGGAATCAATTGATTCTGCATATCCTATCAGGAACGATTTGTGGATGGTAAAAAACTTCTTTGATCCTGAGCTATTACAAGATATCTTAAATCAAATTGAGATCCAGACTGAATGGCGAATCCAAGAAATGCAAGAGCTCCTGCCTAGGAGAACGTTGCATCGAACACCCGACGGGTTGATTGACAATATTTGGTCCATGCTCAATGATTTAGATTTTTCTAAACTTGGGTTAAAGTTTAAACATGTCACAATATGGAAAGACTCTGCTGGGTATATAATACCTGAACATGAGGACAATGATCAAGTAAAAGCAGCCATGCAAATTTACTTAAATGATATTCCACAACATCTAGGAACATGGTTTGAAGAAATTGAAGTTCCATTTATAAAAAATACAGGATACATCATGAAAAACACAAACAAACCCAGGCATGGTATGAGGAAAGTCGTGCCTGCACATACAACCAGATATAGTTTATATGCCTGGTTTGATTTGATTGAATCACATGCCTGAAGATCATGGCAATTGGTGTCCGGAAATATATCGTGGTATGTTTGTGGACCGCTATAACAGCGATCATGTCAGAGTGGCTCCGTGTTGTCAGGCTGGCACAAGTATAGAAAAAGTTGAAGGTTTCAACTTTGATACCAGTGCTCATCTGACCAAACTCAGACAACAATTTGACCGTGACGAAAAACCTCAAGAATGTTCTAAATGTTGGCAAGCAGAAGATCTGGGCAGCCGAAGCCGTAGACAAAGTGCTATTGAATTTTTACAACTGCCAGGGATTGATCGGAGTGTATCGTTGCACAGCATAGACTACAATGCCACATGGGCTTGCAATCTTGCCTGCGTGATGTGTGATCCAACATCCAGTAGTCTTTGGGCCAAACAAAAAAATCTTGACAAGAAAGAGTTGTCGACCATTGGAAGGTATTTTCGAAACCACAATAATTTTTTAGACAATATCAATGTAGACGGATTAGAGCAAATTCACTTCAATGGTGGTGAACCATTGCTCAATGATGATCACGCCGACCTATTGATTAAATTAGAGAAACAAGAGGTTTTAAAAAATGTAAATGTAAGTTATAATACCAATGGCACCATAATGCCCAACAACAAAACCGTGGATCTATGGAGCAAGTCTCGGTTGGTGAAAATATATTTCAGTATCGATGCAGTGGGGCCTGGATTTGAATACATAAGATGGCCCGGTATATGGGAACAAACTTGCAAAAATATGTTAGACATGAAAAGAGACTTGCCTAGTAATGTGATGTTTGGATTTAACTCAACTGTGGGTTGCTATAATTTGTTTGAGATGGCAGATGTATGGAACTGGTTTGATCAAAACATTTCCACCAACAGAGAAGGTGATGATTCGGATTTTTGCTGGCAGTTTGCAAATAAATTTGATCCAAATTATTTGAACAGTGATATCAAAAATCTAGCCATTGAACAGTTAAAATCTATTCCGGCCTTTGATGGTCTGGTCAAGCATCTTGAGTTAGAGACACCACAAGATCACAGTTGGATGCAGTATCTCTCAAGACTTGATTCTACACGCGGTACCAGTTGGATGCATAGTTTAAAAATCGCAAACTACATAAACGAAAAACCTTGACCCAAGATACCATTCATATTCTTATCTGTGGTGACAGTTTTTGTGTGCCTGATCCTGCCTTTCCGGGATTGCATTGGTCGGAGAAAATATTAAATCACTCACCAACATTTAAAATTTCTAATCTTGCCTACGGTGGCAGCAGCAATGCACTGATTTCATTGCAGCTATTACAAGGGTTAAAGTTAAATCCTGATTTTGTGATATTTTCTTTCACCAACCCACTTCGATATGAATTTGACAAAGATATTGCTGCACTTACTGAGTCTTTGACCGATCAAGAGATTGCAGATCATCTTTATCTCAACAGACGCTACACTACCACTTGTTATTCTGACAACAAAGAAAAAATAAAAACAACCGATCATTGGTTGGCCACAGCGGCCTCAATGAACATGGAAATGATGAAAAATTATATGTATGTGTTGATGTGTATGACTACTTGTGCCGCACAAAGAATACCATTTTGCTATAGCATTGGTGGATTTGAAGATATTGTAAAACTGTCTGATTCTAACTATATAAAAAACTTTACCGACTATTATCAGTATCAGGAACTGATAACAAATCTATGGCATCATCGCAGCGATGGGATCAGACCGTGGCATCATGTGAGTGACGATGCGGTCCAGGCTTTGTTTGCTAATGAATGCATTGATCATATTTTAAGGAAAAAATCTTGTTAAAAGACTACGGAGTTGACGTACAACGCTTGTTCTTGGAGATGATGTTAGAGGACGCACAAGGCTATGTGCGTGTGCAGAACATCTACAATCCAGAGAACTTTGATAAGAGCCTGCGACCAGCGGCTGCGTTTATCAAAGAGCACGGAGACAAATACAAGACCTTGCCCGATCGCGCACAGATAGCAGCCACAACTGGCGTCAAACTACAGTCAGTGCCTGAACTCAACGAAGGGCACTTTGAATGGTTCATGAATGAGTTTGAATCATTCACTCGCAGACAAGAACTTGAGCGGGCTATCTTAAAAGCAGCAGACTTGTTGGAAAAGGGTGATTATGATCCTGTGGAGAAGCTGATCAAGGATGCTGTGCAGATTAGTTTGACCAAGGACATGGGCACAGATTACTTTGCTGATCCTGCTGCCCGGATACGAAAATATTTTGAATCTGGCGGACAAGTATCAACAGGCTGGCCACAACTGGATCGATTGTTGTATGGTGGATTCAGTCGAGGCGAATTGAATATCTTTGCAGGTGGATCAGGATCAGGAAAGAGTTTGGTCATGATGAACATCGCATTGAACTGGGTGCAACAAGGACTCAGCGGTGTGTATATCACGCTAGAACTCTCTGAAGAACTCACAAGTCTTAGAACAGATGCCATGTTGACCAACATGAGCACCAAAGACATCCGCAAGGACATTGACACAGCAGAACTCAAAGTCAAACTGGTGGCCAAGAAGAGCGGCAACTATCAAGTGAAAGGATTGCCGGCACAATCAAACATCAACGACATCCGAGCATACTTAAAAGAGTATCAGATACAAACAGGCAAGCGGGTAGACTTTGTGATGATCGACTATTTGGACTTGTTAATGCCGGTTAGCGCCAAGGTAAGTCCAAATGACTTGTTTGTGAAAGACAAGTATGTATCGGAAGAACTGCGTAACTTGGCCAAGGAATTACAGATGCTGATGGTCACAGCTAGTCAGCTGAATCGATCAGCAGTGGAAGAAGTGGAGTTCGATCACAGCCATATATCGGGTGGTATCTCCAAGATCAACACAGCAGACAATGTGTTTGGTATCTTGACATCACGTTCGATGAAAGAGCGTGGCAAGTATCAGATACAATGTATGAAGAGTCGTAGTTCGACAGGTGTGGGACAGAAGATCGATCTAGAATACAATATTGATACCATGCGTATCACAGACGAGGGCGGAGATGAGAATGACAACGGATTCCGCAAGCCCAGCAGCGTGATGGAATCAATCAAGGCTCGTGCTAGTGTTGCACCAGCAGATGCCGCAGCGCCTGCTAAATGGGAGCGGGCTCAACCCAAGCCGGGCATTGATCCACTAGACCCTACACCAAAGATCACAGCAGATGTGCAAAGCAACAAGCTCAAGGAGCTGTTGGGCAAGATCAGAACCGGATGATGTATGTATAGCATTGAAGAAATAAAACACGTTCATCTAGAGATATCTAGTAGGTGCAATGCGGCCTGCCCGCTGTGCCTAAGAAATTTTTATGGATATCCGCATAATGATGGGTATATTGAGCACGACATGACCTTGGCCGAGGCGCAACAAATATTCCAACCTGAATTTTTAAAACAGATAAATGTGATTTATATCAATGGCAACTTTGGTGATGCTGTGATGAACCAGGATACTATTCCTATTGTTGAATATTTTAAATTGCACAATCCCAATCTCCACATAGGAATCAGTACCAATGGTGGTGCAAGAGATCGTGATTTTTGGCAAACATTGGCCCATAACAAAGTGGAGGTGATATTTTGCATCGACGGCATAGATGAAGTTCATAGTCTTTATAGACAAAATACATTGTATTCGGTCGTGATGAAAAATGCCAAGACATTCTTAGAAGCGGGTGGCAGCGCCGTTTGGAAGATGATTGATTTTGACCACAATCGCCATCAACAGGATCAAGCAAGACAACTCAGTGAAGAAATGGGATTTTTTTGGTTCAATCTAGTAGATCATGGAAGAAATAACGGACCGGTGTTTGATAAAAATAAAAATCTATCGCATGTGATAGGCAACCCATCGACTACAAGTTTTGAAGTATTATGGCACGATAAAATACATAATGAGGTCACCCTGGATCATTTGATGAATTCTCGGCCGCCTCGCCCGATTAAATGTGAAGCAAAAGCAGGCAAATCGTTGTATATCTCCAGTGTGGGAGAAGTATATCCTTGTTGTTATATGGGATACAGTCCCAAGACTTACGGACAAGGAAACTACTATGGTCCGATCAACAAGCAGATCAGACCAATGATTAGTGAAAACAACGCATTGGAGAAACCGCTAGCGGATTGTATTTCTTGGTTCAATAAAATTGTTGAATCCTGGGAGATTTCGACATTTCAGCAAGGTCGGCTGGTGATTTGCAATGACACCTGCGGGTGCTAGATATGTATAGCATCGAAGAAATAAAATATATCCATCTAGAGATATCCAGTAGATGTAATGCCTCCTGCCCGTTGTGCCCTAGAAATTTCTATGGATATCCGTATAATGATGGCTATACTGAACATGACATGACCTTGGCCCAGGCCAAACAAATATTCCAACCTGAATTTT